TCTTTAAATAATATTTATAATAATAATAATAGATTATGGCTGATAAAAGCATATTTTCAAGATTAAGGAGATTATTTTCTACTGACGTAGTTATTCGAAACGTAGGTGGAAATCAAATAAAAGTAATAGATAGTGGTAAAATTCAAGCTACTGGTGAATTAGAAACTAATTCACTAATGGATAGATATAATAGAATATTCTCATCTACACCTACTTCTCTTTATGGTGCCCAATTTAACATAAATTATCAATACCTGAGACCTTATATGTACTCAGAATATGATTTAATGGACCAGGATGCTATTGTTGCTTCCGCCCTTGATGTATTAGCTGATGAATCAACATTAAAAAATGATATGGATGAAGTACTTCAAATTAGAAGTGCTAATGAAGATATACAAAAAATATTATATAATTTATTTTATGACGTATTAAATATTGAATTTAATCTTTGGATGTGGATACGTCAAATGTGTAAATATGGTGATTTCTTCCTTAAACTTGAAATAGCAGAAAAATTTGGTGTTTACAATGTTATACCTTATACAGCTTATCATATCGAAAGGCAAGACGGTTTTAATCCTGATAATCCAGCAGAAATAAGATTTAGATACATAGCAGATGGTTTAGATAATATTAGTTCTGGTATGTATCCTATTGGTGGAGCTAGACCAGGTGGATTAGAAAATGAAACAGGGATATTCTTTGACAATTATGAAATGGCTCACTTTAGACTTATTTCTGATGTTAATTATCTTCCTTATGGTAGAGCATATATTGAACCAGCTCGTAGATTATATAAACAATATGTGTTAATGGAAGATGCAATGTTAATACATAGAATTGCTCGTGCTCCGGAAAAACGTATTTTCTATATGAATGTAGGTTCTATTCCTCCAAATGAAATAGATGCATTTATGCAAAATACTATTTCAAATTTAAAAAGAACTCCATTCCAAGATAATAAAACAGGTGAATATAATTTAAAGTACAACATGCAAAATATGATGGAAGACTTTTATATACCTGTAAGAGGAAATGATCAAACAACTAAAATTGAAACAACACCTGGATTACAGTATGATGGTATCCAAGATGTAGAGTATTTAAGAGGTAAATTATTTGCTGCACTTAAGATTCCTAAGGCGTTTTTAGGTTATGAAGAAGGAGTAGAAGGTAAATCCACATTGGCGGCTCAAGATATTAGGTTTGCCCGTACAATTGAAAGAATACAAAGAATAGTACTATCAGAATTAAATAAAATTGCATTAGTACATTTATATACTCAAGGGTATACGGACGAAACATTAACTAATTTTACTTTACATATGAATAGCCCATCAATTGTGCTAGAACAAGAAAAAGTAGAATTACTTAAGGCAAAAACAGAATTAGCAGGAGAAATGTTAGGTCAAGGATTAATATCTTCTGATTGGATTTATGATAACGTTTATCAGTTTAGTGAAGACCAATATGAAGAAATGAGGGATTTATCTAGAGAAGATGCTAAACGTAAGTTTAGATTAGCTCAAATTGAAGCAGAAGGTAATGACCCAGTACAAACAGGTAAATCATATGGTACACCTCATGATTTAGCCTCATTATATGGTAAAGGAAGAATGTATACTGATCCTGGTAATGTACCAGATGCAGAAAAATATGCTGCTGATGATCCCAAATTAGGCAGACCACAAGTTACTAATACTAAGAGAAATAAACAAGATAGTAATTTTGGAAAAGATAGATTAGGAGTTAAAGGTATGAAAAATAAAGATAAAAATGATTCGGATTCAATGAGACCTAATTTTAAGGGAGGAAGCCCATTAGCTCTAGAAACTGCACAATCAACTTTTAATAAACACAAGGAAATGTTTAAATCTTTAAATAAAAAGAAATTGATATTTGAAGAAGATAAAGACGATACTTCGTTATTAGATGAAAAACAATTGAAGAAGTAAGATCCTTTTAATATTTATAAATAAATATATTTTTTGATGAAAATAAAACATTCGAAGTACAAAAATACTGGTATTTTATTCGAACTATTAGTTAGACAAATCACTGCAGATACACTAAAAGGTGTAGACTCACCTGCTATTGATATTTTAAAGTCTTATTTTGTAAAAACTAGTTTAGGTAGGGAATATAAGTTATATGAGTCTGTTATGAAATCAAAACCTTTGAATAATACTCAAGCAGGTTTAATGATTTCTACTGTTTTGGAATCTACAATAAAGTTGAATAGAAAATCAATTAAGAAGCAAAAATATAACTTAATTAAAGAAATTAAAAAGCATTATGATTTAGAATCTTTCTTTGGTTCTAAAATTTCAAATTATAAAGAAATAGCGGCTGTTTATACTTTAATAGAAAGTTTCCATAATGATAAACCAAATTTGGATCAAATTAATAATAGTAAAATTATTATTTTAGAACATTTAACTAAAAAGAAAATTCAAAAGAATGCAAAACAAACAGTTTTAGAAGAATTTTCTGAATATGATAAAGATGTTAGAACACTTACATATAAAGTATTATTAGAAAAATTTAATAGTAAATATGATGTATTAACTAACGATCAAAAACAAGTACTTAAAGAATATATTAACTCAGTAGAATCAACTCCTGATTTAAGAAATTTCTACAATACTAAAATTAATGAGTTAAGGGCTACTTTAGAAAAAGAAAATAAAAATGTAAAAGATAAAGCTACTCAAATTAAAATATCTGAGGTAGCTAAATTTTTAACTGAATTAAATAAAACCGATAAAGTTGGTGATAGTAATTTAGTTGATTTGTTACGTTATTATCAATTAGTAAATGAAATACAAGTAGCAAATGGCGTTCAAGTATAAAATTAAAGAACAAGAAAGGAAAAATACACTTAAACCTAAAGATGTATCTCCCAATTTATTAAAGCGTTTAGAGGATTTATATGGTCCTATAGATGTTGAAAGAGATTTTTTTAGTGCTGATTTGGACACTTATTATAAAACAAAATCAGTAGATAAAGAAACTGGTACTGTAGGACATAAAGTAATTCCCTTAGCTAGTTTTGAAGAGTCATTAAGAAAAATTACTAGTGCCTATGAAGCTTTAAAAGATTTATTAAAAGCTGATGAAGCTAAAAATGATTCAAACATTCAGGATGTATCCAGAGATATTAAAGTAGCATTAAATAAATATAGAGCTCACTTAAGAAAATTCTACCCAGAACAATATAGACAGGCCATAGCTAGAATAGATGAGGAATTAGAAGAATTATCTACATCAGGCGCAGCTGGCGCTTACTTAACACCTTATGCTTTTAGAAAAAAAGGACAAAAACCAAATGATAAAGTATATAAAGAATTAGGATATAAATTAGCTAAAGAAGGTACTTGTGGGTATGATAGAGATAAAAATGGCAAAAAATTAAAAGGACCTGGTGGATTAGGTGAAGGTGATACCTATGAAAAAATGGCTGCTAAAGGTAAAAAAGCAGGCAATTTAAAACAGGGTACAGTTAGAAAAAGACTAAATATTCCTAAAGGTAAAAAAATTCCTTTATCTAAAATAAATAAGGAAATTTCACGTATTAAAAAGATGGAAAATCCTAGTGAAAAAAATAAAAAATATTTAAAGGCTCTTAATTTATCCAAAACATTAAAAACAACAACTAATGTTGATGAAGGTAGCAATGACCCGGGAGCTAGTTTAGGACCTGGACCTAAAGCGGGGCCAGATGGTGTTAGTAATAGTGCTTACACTAAACAATTTAAATATAAATTAGTTCCTAAAACAAAAGATGGTACATATGTACAAAAAGGATCAGGAATGATAGTTAAGAATCTCTTTTAATATGTATAACATGAAATATAGACTAGTTAAGGAACAAGAAAATAAAGTTGAACAATTTCAAAAAGAAAGAATTGAAGCGTTTGACGAACTTGAGTCTAAATTAGAAAATGTAAAAAAATTATTGCGTCAAGGCAAAATTAATACTATAAAATACTATAGAGAAAACCCAGGAAGTTTTGGAGTATTTATAGGAACAGATTTAATTGGCGACTATTTTAAAGATATTGAAACATTATTAGAAAAATAAATTATGAAACAGACACCAGAACAATTATTTAATCAACTTTCTCAGGAATTTGCTCCTAAGAAAGATAAAGAAGTAATTAACGAAGCATTAGGTCAAGTAATAACAACACAGCCAATTAATACTTTTGAACCAAGTAATAAAGAACCATTTTGGTCTAAATTTGAAAGTTTTTTAGCTGAAGGTAATTCATTAGAACCTATTGTAAATAACGAGGAAAAAGAAAATACAGAAGAGCAGGTTGAAAAAATCAAAGTTGAAGCTAAAAAAGTTGATAAAACTGTAGAAAATATAGATTCTCATAATTACGATTATAAAGCAGAAAACGTTAATAATGTTAATGCTCAAGAATTACTTTCAGGTATTCAATGTGAAATAAACTATAATAGTGAATTAACATTAGATGAAGCTAAAGAATTAGCTGTAAAAAATCTTGCTAAGGATCCTTTACATTATGTAAAAGATGGTCAATTTGGAGTAAAAGGTGTCGGTTACTCTGAACCAGCTGTACAAGAAAATACAGGTGAAACTTATGGTGGAAGTGGATATAGTGAAAAACTAAAAGATGGAAGCGCTGAAATGCAAGTAGTTAAAGAAGGTAAAGATGAAGATTGTGGATGTGGAAAAGAAGTTATTAACGAAGAATTTGGTAGAGTTATAACAACTGGAAATCCAAATTCATTAGCTGCTTTATCTGGACAAGTTATCAGAGATATGATGGCTGAAAAGGAAGAAAAAGCTTTACCAATGGATGAAATGGAAGACGAAGGTACTGCTGTTTCATATTCAGATACTATGGAAGAGAAAAAAGACCATGATGGAGATGGTGATATAGATTCAGATGATTATTTAGCTGCTAGAGATAAAGCAATTAAAAAAGCAATGGGTAAAAAAGCTAAAAAAGAATCTATTGAAAATAAATTAGCTGAAATAGGTAAAGCGGGAGAAATTACTAAAATGGAAGCCCAATTAGAATATCTTAATACGTACATCAATGAAAAAATTGATAGATTAAGCTCTATTAATGAGGATGAAAACCTTAAAGAATTAGTTGATAAAAAGAAAATGAAAGACATGCAAAAAGAAATCAAGCTTTTAGAAAAAAGAAAAGGCAAGATGGAAAAAATGTATGAAAAAATGGCTGGAAAGAAATATCAACAAACTGAAGTAGTAGACGAAGCTGAAGAAATTGATGAAATGGATGCAGTTAGTTGGAATGAAAAAAATAACCCAACAAGAGGAGCTACTAAAAAAGAATTAGATCCTAAAAAAGTAGGTCAATCAACATCTGATTACGCTGTAAACGTATAATATGAGCAAGAAACTATTAATAGAAACACATACTATTAAAGTTTCACCTTCTCAATTAACTGAAAATGTAAATAGGGAAAACGGAAACTTAATGGTTGAAGGTATCCTTGCTACTGCTGAGGTTAAAAATGGTAATGGACGTTACTACAAAAAAGAGTTATGGGATCGTGAAATGGAAAAATACGATCAATTAATTGAAGAAAGACGTTCAATGGGAGAATTAGATCATCCCGAATCTACAGTAATTAATCTAAAAAATGTATCCCACCTTGTAACTGACTACGGTTGGGATGGCGATCAGTTAATGGGTAAAATAGAAATTTTACCTACCCCCTCAGGTAATATACTAAAAGAACTTATTAAAAATGGTGTTACAGTAGGTGTATCATCTAGAGGTATGGGTTCATTAGAACAAAATGGTAGTGTAATGGAAGTACAAGATGATTTTGAATTATTATGTTGGGATTTTGTTTCCACACCATCTAACCCAGGTTCATTTATGTCAGTATTACAAGAAGGACAACAAACAATTACTTACGATTATAGTAAAGTAAATAAAGTATTACATGAAATACTTTGCTCAAAAGGAAGTTGTCCAATTTCTTAATTTTTCCCAAATCTACATATACGTATAATCGTAATACACCATCCCTTATATGGTGTGAGTAAATTAATAATTCCTTATTACGATTCCTGAATAATCGTATTTCACAAACTTAAATTTTGAGATTATGGCAAACGATGATTTGTTAAAAGAAGCAATTGCTGATGCTAAAGCCGTTAAGGAAACTGCAATCGCAAATGCTAAACTTGCTCTTGAAGAAGCTTTTACACCTCATCTTCAATCTATGTTAGCTGCAAAATTAGAAGAAATGGACAAAGAAGACGTTGACGAAGGATACGGTAAAAAGTATGAAGAAGACGACGTTAAAGAAGAAATGGATTCTAAAGATGACATGAAAGAAGAAAAAGAGGAAATGGACGAAGCTAAAGAAGAGCTTGACGAGATTGATCTTGACGAATTACTCGCAGAACTTGATTTAGATGAAGACAAACGTACAGATGCTGAACAAGAAGGCTACAAAGATGGATTTGAAGACGCTAAAGATGACGTTGAAAATGCATTGAAAAAAATGAAAGTATCAGAGGAGAAAGAAGACATGGACGAAGAAATGAAGTCTAAAAAAGACGACATGGACGAAG